CGTCTATTCATCGGTAAGACAACTCCGAACGAGAATATTGAAGTTCTTACTTCATACTCTACGATATCTTTCAGTCAAATTGACGGTGCAATAGGTAATCTAAACATCACTAGTGCAAGTCTTGTCAACGGTGAAGTTCTAGCATTTGATGGTACTAACTGGGTAAACAAAGGTGGCAATGCTGGCGGACTAATCACACTAGGTGACGTAGCTAACGTAAAACTAAACGGCGGGGCCACCGGCTATGTACTACAAACGGATGGTACTGGTAATCTTTCTTGGACTCCAAAGGCTGTTATCGTCGCTGATGTCCTTAACGTCACTAAGGCTAATCCAGCAGTTGTAACTACTGCACAAAACAATTTCTTCCCTAACGGCGCGTCAGTAACATTTACTAATGCTCAGGGTATGACTCAGCTTAATGGCAATACTTATACAATCACATTAGTATCGTCAAACTCATTCTCACTTGGTGTAGATTCATCATCTTACACTGCTTATGCTTATACTACAGTTACTAATACTGCAATATCAACTAATAAAATTACAGTAGGTAATGCAGCAGTATTAGCCAATGGTTCACCTGTTAATTTTACAGGTGATGTGACTAACACAGGCATTCAAAACAACACAACATATTATGTAACTAATGCTAACAATACTGCTAATACTATCCAAGTATCATCAACCTCAGACGGAGGAAACATTGTTGTACTGCAAACTAGAAATGGATTAACTGCACATATTTACCAAACAGGTGGTAGAGCTATTTCTAATATTGCAGGTGGTAGTGGTTTCGGTATTGCAAATGGTACTAACACCTCAGTTCAATATAACAACGGCGGACTATTAGCAGGTTCTTCAGATTTCACATATGACTTTGGTGCAACTCCAAAGCTACTAACATTGAATGGCAATGCTAATATTGGAAACTTGAATGCAACTGGCACAGCTACAGCATCTCGTTTAATTTCTAATATATCAACTGGAACCTCCCCAATTCAGGTTACTTCAACTACTCGCGTTGCTAACTTGAATGTTAACTATGCAAATGTATCTGATTATGGCGCAGTAACTACACAAAATAGTGGCACTTTCTATCCTGTATTTGTAAGTGGAAACACTAGCGCAAACTACGCTCTTGCATCTAATGCTAACATCTCATTTAATGCAGCCACTGGGCAATTAGCAGCCACTCAACTATCAATCACTGCTAATGCTAATGTAGGCAATCTTGGTTCAGCCGGGACGATTACTGCATCAATCGTTGCTGCTAATAATAATGGCAATGGAACAAACTTTAAAGTCGGTGATGATGCTTGGATTGGTGATATCAACCAATCAGATACTATTCAGATTTCAGGTATAGAGAACGGTGCTAATGGATATATCGTATTCGGCAACAGCGACACTTCATCCCTAGGTCGTAGTGGAACTGGCCCTCTTACATACAACGGGGCATTTACTGCAAATGGCAACGTAACTTCAAACGGTGAAGTTGTAATCACAAACAACAATGGTCACGGCGGCAGTGGTTATGCTGGCATGATCACGATGACTAATTCTAATGTCAGTGCAACAACACCTCACAAATACTTTAGATTAAACAGTACAGGCAATCTACAGATTATCAATAGTGGATACACTGCTACTATCTTTGACTTGTCGGATGCAGGTAATCTAAGTCAGATTGCTACACTGAGCGTAACAGGAAATGCCAACGTTGGTAATCTTGGTACTAGTGGTCAGATCATTGCAACAGGAAATGTAACCGGCGCCAACTTTATCGGTGCAATTGCTGGCGGTTCGAACACTATTACTACTACTGGCAATGCTAACGTAGGCAATATCGGCGCGACTGCTGGCGTATTCACCGGCAACGTATCTGCTGGTAATCTATCAGTCAGTGGAATTGCAACTGTAACTGGTAATGCTAACGTCGGTAACTTAGGAACATCAGGTCTTATCGTTGCAACTGGCAATGTTACTGCCGGCAACTTAGTAACAGGTGGACAAGTTGCAGCTACTGGAAACATTTCAGGTGGCAACATCTCGACAGGCGGCGCCTTAGCAGTAACTGGTACAGCTAATGTTACTGGCAACATCAATGCAACAGGCAATATCAATGCTGCTGCGAATGTTGTAGTAGTCGGTAATGTAAACGCAACATCAAATGTTGCTGCAAACAATATTGCTACTGGCAATTCAGTGAGTGTAGGACTTAATCTAACTGTAAGTGGCAATTCTGCGGTATCTGGTAATGCTACAGTAACTGGAAACATTACATCGTCTGGAAACGTAACTGCTAATTATCTTACACTTACTAATACTGCGACCGTCGGCGCAAATATTAACGTTAGTGGAAACTCTAGTGTCACTGGCAACTCCAGTGTCACTGGTAATCTAACAGTAAGTGGCAATTCTACAACCACAGGCAACTTGACTGCCGGAAACGTTTCAACATCAGGCAATATTTCTGCTGGAAATGCAACAGTAACAGGTACAGTAACATCAGGTTATTTCGTAGGCGATGGCGGATTATTGTCAAACATTAGTGTTGCGACTCCTACTCAGCTAGTCAATGGCACATCAAATGTAATAGTTGACGATAATAGCACAGTAAGAATAGGGGTGGCCGGAACTGCTAATGTTGTAGTAGTTCAAGGTATTGGTCCAACTGTCAATGGAAATATTAAGGCTACTGGTAACATCACATCACCTAATCTTATTGCAAACACTGGTGCATTTTATGGTTCGGGTGCAGGATTAACTAGTATACCAGGTGCAAATGTTACAGGAACTGTTGCAAATGCTACTTACTCGACAACAGCCGGTACTGCAACTTCTGCTACTACCGCCGGTACAGTAACAACAGCAGCCCAGCCCAATATTACTTCAGTTGGAACACTTAATGGATTGACAGTTACTGGAACTGCCACCGCAGACACAGTAAGTGGGACAACTGGTTCATTTACTAATGCAACTGTTGTAGGGTTAGCAGCGACAACGTTACAATGTTCAGGTAATGCAGTATTTGCTAGTACACAGCAGACAAGAGATATTATTGAACAGGTAAGTGTTAATGCTTCTGCCCCAACTAGTACTACTAACATAAACTTGTATGGTTCTGCAACTAATTATTATACTGTAGCTGCTACTGCTAACTGGACATTTAACTTCCGTGGTAATAGCTCAGTTACTACTAATTCTTATTTGTCCACTGGCCAGTCAGTAACTACTACTATTCTAGTGACACAAGGTAGCTCTGCATACTATCCTACAGCATTTACTATTGATGGCACATCAGTGGCTCCCAAGTGGCTCGGCGGAGCAGCACCGGCAGCAGGTGACCCTAACAGTATTGATGCTTACACATTTACTATCGTAAAAACTGCTTCTGCAACTTATACTGTGTTTGCATCTGTAGCGAAATATGCCTAAGGTGACACATGCCTAGAGTAGCAACCTTCAGCGCAGCAAGTTATCGTCAATGGATTAGTCAAGGCAATCCCAACTCACACTGTGCCAATTCTGGGTATGTTTTTCCATTATTGATACCTAGCTCTGGTGATGGCTATACATTATCTCAATTAGGAACTGCACAAACAGGCGCATATAGTTGGGATATTGATACTGGGTACATCAAGTATCTAATCAACGGTCAGGGAAAAGGGGTATTTGGTACAGGAATTCAAGCTGCCCCCTCCCCGAGTACATATATGCTATTATATGATCGTACTGGAACAGCCAACTACTCATACAATTATTTTGATGATTGCTTTCAGCCTGGTACTCCACATGAAATGTGCGGAATATACGTAGACGGTGTTCTTGCACTAGGTGGAGGCAATGAACCAGGTTCACCAACTGGAACAGCCAACGGGACAGTTCGTTCATGGCAACTATCAAACGGTGAGATTGTTGTGCTAATGGGTAATGCATCAACATATGGTCATGCTGTGTTTCAGTATTTCTCATATCCCGGTGAATCTATTGTTCGTATGCAAATGTCATACACTAATACAACTAGTAGCAGCCACACTGTTCAAATACAAAGAGGCGGAGATCCCGACTGGGACGAGTTCCCTACATTTAATGGTAGAGGAACTGATCCCGTACCAGTAACCAATACAGTTTGGAGTACGGGTCAGCTTACAGATAACACGATTTCATTGTATACTCCGGGTAATAGTTACACTTGCAACACTAAAGTTTCAGAAACTTGGCCATTATATAATCCTGCTCCTGTATTAGCAGGCGGAATGGATGGATCACCTGCTGATGATTCAATCTATACTGCATGGGATTTGGGAACAGTAGCACCAGGAGATACTGTATATGTAACTTGCTTCTACATTATCGGAGTTGGATTAACCAGCTTCCCAAGCTATATTTGTTGATAAATAAAGTAAAAATAACGAGGACACTAAAATGGCATACTTAAGAAACGGTTCATACATTCCCGGGACTGTACAAAACATTACTACCTCAGGATCTAGTCAAGCAACTGCAAACGCTGTAGGCGCTAATACTAATATCATTCGTGTAGCAGTGAATCAAGATACCTATGTTGCATTGGGTGCATCACCTACAGCAACTTCAGGAAGTATGTTGATCACTGCCGGCGGCGTTGAGTTCTTAGCAGTTACTGGCGGAACAACTAAGGTTGCTGTACTACAGGTAAACACATCCGGTGTTGCAAGTATCACTGAATTAACTAACCCATCATTCTAACATGTGGCGTAGACCTGGCACAGTGCAGACTATTAATGTCGTGAATAACCCTCATGTTATTCTTGACCCTAATGCTGACTATCCTATACCAGGCTCAGGATCATATCAAACAGCCGCAGCAGCATTTAGTGGAATGACGTATTCAACTTTGGGAACTCCTGCTGCACTCACTGGTAATATTGCAACTGTTCCAAACTCTACTCCTGGTTTGTGGAGAAGAAAGTACAATGGCAATTATATGGCATCTCCGGGCACTCCACCATCCGGATGGGACATGAACTTCTTCAATACCGCAACTTATATTCATTCAATCGCTGATACTTATGTAAGCTGGGGTAGTCAAATTGATACTCCAGCTCAGCAAAACTTTAGTATGGAATTTAAAGGTTATTTTAAAGTACCTACAACACAAAATTATAATGTCTATGCCTCGGTAGATGATGATTGTGCGGTATGGATGGGTACTAATGCATTAGACGCTAATTTCACTAATAGCAACACGATAGCATATGGCTCTAACCAAACTATGCCTAATAGCCCTATACATAATACTAATAGTTTGTCGTTAACATCAGGGCAATGGTATCCTATCAGAATATGGATGACAGAGTTTCAAGGTGCAACAAGATTCCAATTGTTCTTCCAGGGGGCAAATGGTAGTAATTACAATGGCTCAGGTATAACTTTAGCCTATAATTCTGCTACCGGCGGCTTCTAATTCCGCGCAAAAAAGCTAAATACATTGTACGCTCTCATGGGGAGAGCTTATGCAGCACCCACTGCGTAGCGACTAGAACTCGCTTTTCAAAGGAGAAAACAAATGGGTAGACCACTAAAGATTGCCAAGTCACAGGCAGTCATTACTATTACTGCAACTACAGCCGCAACGGATCTCGTAACGACTTCAGCAAACTTCACTAATCTTGGTATTATTGCAGGTATGCCATTCCTCGTTGCAGCTAACATCGGCAATCTTGTCGCTGGTACAATGTACTGGATTCTAAAAGTAGTTAATGCAGGCGCAAACAGCACTTTCACTGTTTCTGCAACACCACTAAATGCTAACCCAAACAGCACACCTGTTACACTAGCAGATGATTCAGGATCAATCTCAACTACAGTTGCTCCTGTTGACATGTATTTCAACAATCCAAATGGTCCTCAGTGGCCAGCTACTAACGCAAACACTTACTCAGTAGTCGGTGGTAACACTGCACAATATGGTAAGCAAGTACTTTGCAACGTTGGCTTCGGCGTCAATGGAACCGGTACTGTCTTTGCTGCAACTGCAAGCAACGTTGTTGTTGGCCTAGGCACTGACTTTGCAAACGTAGCAACTGGTAGCATTCTTTATGCTCTTTGGGGAGGTACTTCTCCGCACTTGCTAGGAACTACTACTTCAACTAAGGGTAATTTGAAGGTTGTTGTTGCAAACACAACTGCTACTGGTAACATCATCGGTACTTCAGGAAATGCACAGACATTGACTGCTGGTACACCGGTTCAGTTTGACAGCACTTTCGGCGGACTAACTGCTGGCACTACTTACTTTGTAGGAACAATTGCCAACGCAGCCGCATTCACTGTTACTGCTACCCCAGGTGGCGCAAACGTTGGATTGTCATCAAACGCAAGCGTAACAGCAAATGCTATCCAGAATCGTGTTGTTCTTGGTGCAGTATCTGCAAACAATGCAAGTGGTGCAACTGGATACGGTGACCCGTTCATTCAGGTTCTTCCAGAAGCTGGCTACATTATCCGTCAGAAGGGTAAGCAAAAGTATCTTGTCAAGGGTACTACAACTGGTATCGTTGGTGCAGTATACACTGCAAACGTAGCAAACACTGCGTTGACTCCAAACACAATGACAATCACTGCAACTTATGCAAACTCAGGTACTGTCAAGGTACAGAGCTTGAGCGATCATACTGCTGAATTGTTCACTGCAACTTCAGGCCCTGTTGCAACTGGCAACATCGTTCTTGAAAACGCTGCCCCAGCATTTGCAACTTTCAACAGTGCTGCTGTTGCTAACGCTTCAAATGCAATGCCTTATCCGCTTGTACAAATCGGCAACGCATAAGGTTAATGACTATGCCTCAGACTTCTACAGTTACTAAACTTAAGCAGACTGAGACAGAAATTGCTGTCCTTCAGGTTCAGTATGGATATCTAAACGAAAAAGTTGATGGTATCAAGACTGACCTGAAGGGCTTGCAATCTAGCATTGATAATCATATGACTGAAATGAAAAAGTCATTGGATACATTCAAAGAAGATAACAAGAAACAACACAAAGAAGTCAACGACAAGATTTCTGCATTAGAAAAATGGAAATGGATGCTCATGGGCGCTGGCGTACTAGCAGGAGCAATGGGCTGGACAACTCTTTCTAAATTGATCGGTATGTGATCAAGTAAGACTATTCAACTTCTCAAGCACAATATCAATATTTACAGTAGAAAATAGTCCCGGATGCAATGGCTTCGGGTATTGACCTTCTATAACCCAGGCATAGCCATCATGTTCATCATTTAGTTTAGGGATGAATTCTTCTTCAATCTCGCAGAAGAAGGTATGATATACAAAATTATTATTGACAAACTTTTGAATTGGTATAAGTTTAAGATCATCAAGCGAGAACTCCATCTCTTCCTGACATTCTCTTTCAACACCTTCTAAAAGCGTTTCACCCTTATCAATACCCCCACCCGGAATACTCCAGGTGGGGCTTCTTGAATCCGATCTTAATAGATATAAGTACCTTCTTGTAGACTTGCTAAAGAAGAATACCCCGGCTGCTTGTTTTAACATAGCTGTATTTACGTTAAATCAAGCATCAAGCAAATTAATCTTCTTCCGAATCTTCGTCAGCAGGAGCTGCTGTAGCAGGCTTAGCTTCTGTCTTTGGCATGTTCGGATTGAACGAGTCGGTCTTCATGCCCATCATAGTAGCAAATGAACCAACAAACGCACCAACTACCATGTTGAATGCAGGACCTAGAATCTTAAAGATTTCTGCATTGTCAATCAAGTTGTTTGGCATGAATAGTCCTACTAACATGACTAACACAGTTGATACCATGATTGAGCCTAGTGTCATTGCCATGAGCTTGAGAACCCATAACTGCATTTTTACTTTTTCTTCTTCAATCTTCATAACTATTCTCCGATAATGTATAGTCATATATTTATATTACAATGCTATAATCACCCTGATCATACCATCCTTCATATGACTTCATCCAAAAACCTTCGTTAGGTGCATATCTATACTGCATATTAGTAGTGAGGTTGGTAACAAAATCAACTGAAGTTGATGCTTGACTATCAAATGCTACATACCACTGCATAGTATTAGCGTTATACTCAATGATATCATTTGCGTTAGCCACTAATCCGCCCCATGCAACAGTAGTTGAATCATTACTGCCAATGCTCTCTACAATAAGATATCTTACACCAGGCATTGGACCTGGTAGACCCGCATTAGGTCCAGTCATTTGCGGATTAATGATACTGTTTACGGGGGCAAGAGTATTCTGCGGTAATGTATCTGGATCAATATTATATATTAGGAAACGATCATCGTTAGGATCAGGGACAATAGTACCTACAATATCATGATCTATATATGGATTCTGTAGCCAAATCTGACTAATGCCTGGTTTTATAGCACCATATACATTCAACAATGCAGACCAATATAGATTAGTATTCGGGTTGTCTGGAATAGCAAGTGATTCGTTTGATGGGAAGAAAGGTTCATCAGCCGGAAGTAATTGTAGTTGATTGCTTAATAATAATAATTTATAACCATATGGAGTAATTTTCTGTCTGGTGCCAAGTAATAAGTCTTCATTTTGAATATCTTGCAATGCTTGGCCCTTGAAGATTGAAGCAATGATCTTTTCGATAACGCCCATCTTCTTGAGCTTAGAACTAGTACTGATCCAAATTGGCATGTAAAACTTCCATGTCAAGATATCAATTGGATTTGAAGTACCTTGAGGAATAGTTCTACTA